TCGCACTGCCAGTCTTTTACCTTCCATCCGGCAGCGACACCAATAACAAGAGCGCCTGCCGCCACATAGCCAAGGAACGGATTAATCGGCCCCATTTATTTTTCCCCATTCCCTCACCGCAAAGATTGTAGCACAAGACGCGATTGTCGCGGCTAAGTCTGTCAGCGAGATCGGCTCGCTGTTGATAATCGGCAACACGATGGCGTTAACGATTACCGCACCTGCGATCCCTACGCAAGTGACGGGCCGCCACCAGACCCGGATGCGCTCAAGAAACGCTTGCTCTAGTTCGGCCAGTGTCATTTCGGATCAGGGTATTTAGCGTGCGGCAACTCCCAATGCGGCCCGTCCTTGAAAGACTTCCAGTCGCCACCCCAAGTGATCGGCACGTTCTCTAAGCGGGCTGCCTCTTTCATGGCCGTCTCGATGTGATCGAACAGCGGCCAGTCCCACCGGATGCTGCCAGCTACATACGGCGCAATGTCAACCGCAAAGCCGTGGATGTGGCGTGAACGCATTGTTTTGGTCGCACCCTTGGCGAAGAGTTCACGCTGGCGTGCCATTGTGCGCAGTCCTTCGATGACGGTGAAGTCAACTTTGGAAATGCTGATAGCGCGCTTGACGACGCGCACCAGATCAGGATGCACGCCGCGCAAGTTGAGCAATGAGCGAGGGCCAAGTTTGAACGCCATTAGCGGTCTGCCTTGTTATCCAACTTATCTTCGATCCGGCGGAGGTGCATCATCACCTCGTCGAACTTCTTATCAATTGCGCTGAACTTCTCGTCGCCGTATTCCAGCTTAGTCTCAAGGATTGCCAATCGGTTGCTGAGTTGGTTCCAAACGCCAATGATGGCAAAAATGCCAGCGATGACTGTCAGAAGCGTATCAATACCGAAGGACATATCCATTTATCTAAATCCTTATTCGGGCTTTACAGGCCAAGCGTGAGTGAACGGCCAGCCTTCGGCTTCTGGCAGATCACGCAAGGCTTGACGATAAGCTGCTTTCTCAGGTGCTAGTTCTTCGCCTTTTTCAGCAGCAATAGCTACCCATTTGTCAGTTTCAGCCAAAAGCGCATTGCGCCGAATTCTTTGAGAATTTGACGTTGCAGAAATTCTGCCTTCAGATGGTTTAAAAGTGCCAGTTTCCGCATCATATTCATCACCAATGGCACCGCCAAGCGAAGCATCAAGCATCCCCGGCTGAAGTTTATCAATGATGATTGTATTGGAAATAATATTTCCAGATAGAACGTGAGCGCGCATTAGATAATTCCCCGCACAATAACAAATCCATCTCCGCCATCTCCAGCGTCAGCAGATTGGCTTGTGCTTAAATAAGTGCCACCGCCGCCGCCGCCACCACCACCGAGGCCGCCTTTTGCGCCAGTTCCGATATAACTGGCTGAGTTTCGACAACCACCGCCACCGCCACCGCAGCCAAATGGAACATTTGTGTCAGCATTCCAAAGATTGTTATCAGTGACGTATAAACCGGGAGCGCCGCCAATTCTTAACGAATTATAATTCGTTGATGCTAATGTTTGAATAAATCCACCAGTTCCACCACCACCGCCAGTTCCACCAGCGGCGGCCGTTGCAGCGCCACTGCCGCCGCCACCAGACCCGTAAAAAGATATTCCACCAAATTTACCATAAGATTGCGAGATATGCCCACTGCCGCCAGACCCGCCAGAATAAATAGTGTTTCCGCCTGATTTATTAGTGGCTACATATCCCGGCCCGTAAATTCCAATATAATTTAGACTGCCGATATAAGCGACATCATAAAGATTTTCGAAATATGCACCGCCTTCTCCGCCCAAATCATTATTTGCAGGCTTACCACCAGCGCATCTAATATAATCACCAAAATTGGTTTGGCCGCCAATGCTGCTAGTGCTGGCAGACCCGCCAGCGCCAATAACAACCTCTACAATTGAAGATATTTTATCAGCATGAAATTTTTGAATTATACAGGCGGAACCACCACCTCCGCCGCCAGAAGCACCGCCATATTTATCGCCGGGGCCACCACCGCCCCAAACTTTTACTTCAATTTCTGAATATCCAGAAGGCATATAGAAATTGGACGTTGTTTGGAAATGGCGAACAAACCCACGCAAGGGGACAGACTTTAGATTTGTCCCATCACACATAACCAAACGAATTTCGTTTGGATAAAGTGGCATTGTTGTCAGGCCGTCAATTGTCTCAGACCCATTCGGGTTGAGGGTAATGTCATTGACGCCAAACGTATCAGATGCTCTCCAAGTTTTATAAGCCCTTGGAGTTCTTAATGTTATAAAAACTGGATTTGTGTTCGCATGGAAAAGCGCAATATTCCCGTTTGGTAAGAAAAGCGTTCGAGAACCCAGCGGAGCGCTATCAACTGGAATTATTGATGTTCTTTTAACAAAAGATGCAGTTGAAAAATCAAAGGGAGTTGAAAGTTGATATTCCCATACTCCGTAAGTTTCATTACCAGCAATTACAGTTGTTCCATCAGGGCTGATATCCCAATAATCTGACATAAGAAAACTAGCAGATGTTTGGGCAGCGCCAAGGGTTGCTCCTGTCAGCGACCAAGGCGTTGGTAAGCTAATTGTTCTAAAAGTTGTCGTGCTGACTTTAATATAAATCTCAGTGCCAGAAGAATTTATCCTAGCACCAGCAATTGTGACACCAGGGCTATATGAAACTGTATCATAAACTGCAGTTGTAACATCAAAAGGTGTTGAGCAAGTATACTGATAAATTATAGATGATGTAGCGGCATAGAATTTAGTGCCATCGCTGCTAAAGAAAATTGCGCGTCCACTTGTGGAAATGTTGCCAATATTCTTTGCAGTCGCAGCACCCGCAGTTGTGATGTCATTTGCAATTGAAAGGTCAAATTGATATACAGTATTTGATAATGTGGTTTGAATGTAATAGACGCGCGTGCCAGTAGCATTTGTGCAAAATTGGTATGCCTGTGAAATATTTGGCATATTTGCACTGCTGTAATATTTCAATGCTGACGCATCAAGGCCAGCGCTAACATCTGGATTTGCGGTGTTTTCAAGATAGCACCACCAGCCATCGCCAAGCGTAGCAGCGGCATCGAAGGTTTGAGTGAAATTGCCGTTTAATTTAATGTATTTACCTTGGTCATCGACCCCAAGCATGGTGTTGCTGGTGCGCTCTTCCAAAGGCAAAGTGACGCTGCTGCTGCTTATCGCATTGCCCCCGGCTGTGCTGCCGTCGCCAATATAAACTCGCTTCTCATCTGTCGTGTACAGAAATTCGCCCGCAGCAGGAGTTACGCTAGAGCGGTTGGCTTCAAGACCACGCTTAACTTGGATGATATTCGCCATGATTAGAATGTCCCGCAATCAATAGTTTTATTGTCGAGTGACTGGGTTCCAGTTAACGTCACATAATTGCTTAGGTCAATAGCGGCCCAACTAGCGTTTGTCCCATCGGTAGTGATGTACTTCCCGGCGTTACCAGTTTGTGATGGGAGCGCGCTATTGAACGCAACCTGTTGCACGAAGGCCGTTGTAGCAATCGTCGTGTTGTTTGTACCTGAAGCCTGTGTCGGCGCGGTCGGGCTGCCCGTAAAAGCAGGTGAGGCGAGGCCCGCTTTATTATCCAATTGCGTTTGCACATTTGACGTTACGCCGTCGATATACGCGATCTCAGTTGCGCTTACATTGCCGATGCTCGTTGTAGACGGTAACGTCACCGTGCCAGTAAATGTCGGACTATTGAGTGTTGCCAAGCCTTCCGCGCTAAAGCTGCGGTTCTTCCACAAGCCAGATGCTGCGTCGTAGGACAGCAGGTCATTGTCAGCCACCGACGTAATCAGAACGTCGTGAAGTTCTTCAAGTTCATAGCCGTTCTGAATTTTGACAAAGATTTGGCCGACGGAGGCGTTGCTACGAATGCAGTAGCCAACCATCACGCCATGCGCGGGCTGCGTCGGGCGGGTCTGCGTGATGCCGCCTGCGGTCTGAGACAGCCACAGAACCGCGCCTTCGGTAAACGCCGAAGTATCTACGTCGCGCAAAACGCCAGAAAGAATGACAAAGCCTTCGGCCAGATCGGCGATAGCTTCAGCGGTAATCCCGATAACAGCGGTAGAACCTGCCTCAAGATCGGCGTCGGCCAGCGCGATCGTTGGGCGGTTGCCCTGTGCGCCAGAGACGTACACCACGCTACCCTTGGGGATTGACGTTCCGGTGCGGTTTGCTACGCGGGCAAAGGCATCCTCGGTCGTGCGGGCGACAATGTTGCCGCCTTTGAGGCCAAGGTTCAAACTGCCGTCGGTGTCGTTCCAGCGCAAACGCGCAACCGCATCGGACGTTCCCGTCGTGATGAAATCGGTCGCAAGCGTATTAAAGTCGCCATCGACATTCAGGACTTTACCGCCACCAATAAGAAGACCTACCGACGTACCCGTACCATCCGCCTTAAAGACGGCATCCAGCATATCGAGGTCGGTATTGAGTTTCCCACCCCAAGTATCGGCAGACGCGCCGACCTCTGGTTTGGTAAGGCCAAGGTTTGTGGTGGTAGTATCAGCCATTAACCGAATGTCCTCGTGCGAATAACCAAGCGGCTCGAACCAGTCTTGGCCCGCTCCTGTGCAACTTCGTATTCAGCAAGTAAACGGTCCAACATTCCCATCCACGTTGCGATGCGCTCATCTTCTTTCAAATACGGCGCGCTCTGAACAAGCGTTGCATAAAGGTATATATCAGGATTGGCTGTCAAAAGCCAGTTAGTTGTATTGCTGTCGCTCAGCGCAGGGATGCGCGAATAGTACATAAGTTCGCCAGTGTACGCGGTATCCGGTGCGGGAACGTGCTGGAATTGTGTGCCGACAGTAGAGAAGAAAATCGGTACGCCGCTCGCAGAGAACTTTGTTTTCTGGATGATGGCTTCTTCCGGCGTTACAAATTCCAGCACGGTAATCGGATTGGTATTCACCTGATACCGGATCGTTTCCATCCAATCCGCCGGGCGGTTCTCATACTCCGCATCAATCGTAACCGAAGCCCGCGTCACCATCTCCGGTGCGCGGAGGCGGCGATTGAGGGCAGCTTCAGCCAGAGTGACGAATGACGGGATCGTGGCTGTCAGATCGTCCCGGTTAAGGAAGTCCGCAACCGCATCCTTCAATTCGGAGTATGTAGAAATCGCCATTAGACAGTCCCCGGCCTTGTGCGGAATGCCCGATTGTCAGGATCGTTCAACCACTTTTTCATGCGCTCTTGATCTTGAGTAATCCCTTGGCGCTCAAGTTCATAATACACTGAAAGCGGGATCGTGCCAACCTTTGTCCACTCACCCCAGCGTTCAGGCGCAGCATTAAACTCTTTCTTATTGCTTTCGATGATGGCGGTCATATCCTGCTCTTTGCGGATAATCGCTTCATCTTTGTCGGCGTCGTAATCAAAGTATGTCTTGATGCCGGTAAATGCATCGTCATTCAGAAGGCGCTTAGCCATAAAACCCTCTTAGTTAGATGAGGGGGCTGTTAAGCCCCCTCACCCATTTAGTCCTTACGAGGTGGTCAGATCGGCCACGATACCGTGAGCCGCCTGATTGTTCACCTTCAGACCGTATTCGACAAGGAGCAGCGCCTTCTCGGCGTCGCCCGTCT